TATGGACCAGTAGTGGTAATTCTATTACCATGATTTTCAAATCCGTTGAGCTGTGCTAGTCTAGCATTAGAAGTACAAACGCCGCTGACACCTAAAAAAGTCACAGCACCACTTGGCGTATATCGAGTTCCTCTATATGTTACGGCAGTTATGTCACCAAAAGACCACTCACTGGGGAAGATACTCATTCCCCAACTATTATTTGTTATTGTAGGATTTTTACGCCCTGTGGCAGGATTTATAGATTTAGTTTTGTGAAACTCTCTTACATAATCCATGACATAGGGAAAATTATTATTGCCTACTGCACCAGCATAATAATAAATGTTATAGATATTTGCTTCTCTAGCCCAACCTTGTGTGTTGCCGGCAATTGTTCCAGAGACATGTGTGGCATGATCTGAAATGCTGTATGAATAGTTACTAGCTGCCGATCCTTTTACAACAGGGTCATGCTGAAACCAGTTATATTGATTTGATCTATAACTACCAGTGCCGTCTGCGTTTACAGTATATTCTGGGTGACCAAAAATTATACCGTCACCGTCTACAACAACAACATCAACATTTTTTCCTGTTGCAGGTAATTTAATTGTGCCAGTTTGATTGTTAGTACCATTACTACCCCAACCACCCCTGTCCTCGCCCTCGTAGCAACGAAGGAGTCCCCAGTTAAGCATAGTGTTACCTGTACTAGAACTTTTATTCCAGTTGCTAGATGTTTGCTCTCGCAACACAGTTAAACCTGCACTAATACCTAGATATCTTGGATGAAGACAAACATTTCTTACTCGAGAATCTTTTCTTAATTCTAACGATTCCCATTCAGTAAGCCAATAGTGTGTATTTCTACTAGTGTCTCTTCTTTCTATAACTGCAACTGCTCGCTCGGGAACATATCCCTTGCCCCCTTGGTTTTCCATTTCATTGTAAAACTGATCTAAATCTTCGTGCTTAAAAAGAGTTACAATGTATTCTTTTTTAGCTGCATATTCTTTCATTGACATACTGCTAATCCTTATGTTCTTCTTATTTTAACTCTAGGGTAAGTTTGCCCGTCAGTAGGTCTTGCGCCTAATGCATAAGAAGGAAATACTGTTCCCTGTTCTGCCCTGTCCTTAAAATAATAAAGTATAAGGTTGTTTCCGTCCTGCAGTGATGTTACATCATTGTAGCCATCATAGGTTTCGAACATTTTTCCAAAAGTTGCATGTGACAGCAGATATGTGTTAATTTGACTTTGAGTAAATGCAGGATATTTTTCTAATACTAGTGCAAGATATCCAGTGACCTGTGCAGTGGCCATACTTGAACCATTGTACTTTTGATATGTAGAACCGTTCTCAACAACAGTCGTCGCTGAACTTGTGGGACCTGAATCACCAGATCCGTCATATACTCCGGAAATAACATTCATACCTGGAGCATAGATATCTACTCTGGGACCAGTATTACTGGCCTGCATCTTATATTCTGCACTTGAGCTAGATAGCGCACCTACGCATATAACATCAGGATGTGCTCCGGGTGTTGAACCTCTGTGATAATAATAAGGTATTCCGTTATCTACAAAATAGTTGTCGTAGTCTTGTCCACCAGGTAGATCTATTTTGTGAGCATCGTTGCCTGCAGAACAGACAAATATAATTCCGTCAAGGATAGCATCATCCATGTCTGCTTCAAAGGCAGCATTGCGCTGTGGAGAATTATTATAATTGATATTAACACCGTAGGATAATAATTGCTGAGTAGTGAATTCACCTCTATAGTTTGAATTTTGATCTATATGTAGGTCAACCGTAGCATTAGTTACACCACTGCCGCTGCCTGAGGATTCGTAGAACGTCATTTCCCAAACTACTGTAGGAGCATCGTCTACACCACCATTGGCTGCATCGTGTCCTTCCCAACGCACTCTAAATGTTCTGTTTGGAGTTGTTCCGCTGGTTTGTGTGTATATTCTCTGGCAGCTTCTATCTCCAGCTGAAACATGTATTTTTCTAGCAGCAGGACCTTCTGCACCCACTGTTACAGTATAGCAGCCGGCAGCACTACCACCAAATAGTACAAAACTGTTTGAACTAATCCATATAGTACCTAGGTTAGGATCAGCACCAATTTGAGATGGGCCGTATGTAGTACCTAAATAGGAAATGTCAAACGGCAACGAAATTTGCCAAGCAGCATCGTCGTATTCGTCTACGCCAGTTGGGCTTGATCCAGTAGGAGCTCCTACTAAAGTCATGCCTGTTCTACCTAGTATATTCTTTGCTAATGTGTCCACTGTAGCACTTCCTGACACAGTGGCAATTCTATTACCGCCATTTACTATTGATTGAAGTGTAGCTAATCTTGCAGTAGCACTACATACTCCAGAATACCCTGTGTCAACTTCTGGGTTTCCGAGACTTTGTGGAGTTATTGTCTGACCTTGGTATCTAATTTCACTAAATCTAGATTTTATGTTACCTGTGTAAGGATTATTTTTTCCAATTTGTTATGCCATGCACGAAGGTAGTCAATAACATAACCTAGGGGAGTATATTGATTAGCTGATGAAGGATTTAAGTCATAGTTTGCAGTATCATGTCTTAAATTAAATAGGTTAGCATCTTTGGCCCATCCTTGATTTTCACCTGCTATGATACCGGCCACGTGAGTAGCATGATTATTTGCGCCAGTGTAGCTGTCTCCGGGTGTGGTTGTATAATATTTGTACTTACCAACCCATGTACCTGTAGCAGATTTAGTATTTTCTTGTGATCCAGTATTGGCATATCTAAACTTATCAACAATACCACCGTTGATACTAGCTGACACAGCAGTTATTGCAACATCTGTGGCATTATAAGTTGCGTCACTGGTACAGGTAACGGTGACAATCATTCCAACTGCAAGACTGTGTGCTCCGTTGGTAGTTACTGTGGCTCTATTGCTACTGTCTCTTTCAACGTTAGTAATGCTAACTGCTGCACCACGAACCGCAGCATCATGATTGGCATACCAATCATACTGTGTAAGTTTTCCATTGATTTCAAAATGTGTTGGATATGCAATGTCGTCTAATACAACAACATCAACATCAAGTCCAGTTTCGGTAAAATTAACACTGGCTGTTTTTTCTGTTAGTGAAGTTTCAGAACCCCAGTTTTCTGGATTAGTTCTTAAAACAGATCTATATAAACCCCAGTTACGTTGTCCAATAGTAGGTTCAGTTGCTCGACTAAATGTACCTGTTTGCACAGCATGGAGTTCGTTGACTAGATTAGTTTCTTGTATATCTAGCTCAACACCCTGTACTCGAGGGTCTTGTCTTAATATTTCTGCTTCAGCATTAGTTAAACGATAGTGAGTGTTTCGACTTATATTTCTTTTATGAACGCATTCAACAGATCTAGAAGGGGCAAATTCAAATTGCCCTTCTGTTTCCATGTCTTGGTAGAATTGTTCTAAATCACTCTTATTTTTAAGAGTGACCACATAATGTCTGTAAATTGCCATATCATACTTCTAATTGTAATAATGTAAGTGTTACAGTAATAGTTGCAGTTGATCCACTCTTATTAGTTACTCTTACAGGAATATCTGTTGTTACTGGATCATCGTCGTTAAATCCTATTGTTGCAGGACTAATTAAAATAGTTTCAGCACCTGTGGTAATAATTTCTGCAATAACACCAGCACCAGGACTTGGATCAACGCCTTCTGCTCTGCTAGCATCTGCTTGTCTTGCTGATTCGCTGACGTAAATTCTTACCCATGAAGCGGCACTTGTTTGAACTTTAAACAATGAATAGGATTTAAAACCAGTAATGTTAATTGGACCGACTGCACCATCTGCTAAACTGCCACTAGTTCCCGCCGCTGTAGTTCTTGTAAAACCGCCAACTGCTGGATCATCCCATGCAACGTTACCAGCACCATCAGTGGTCAATATCTGACCAATGGTACCGTCTGTGGCAGGCATAGTAAAGCCTGGAAAGTCTGTTGTGCCATCAGTGTTAAATTGCCAATTTTGATATCCTACGTTGTTAGCATCTAGACGTACTGTAAGTCCGTTTTGGTTAATGTAAAGAGTATTAAGAGTTGTGCCAGTGTGAAAAATATCTCCGGCGCCTGGAGTTACACCGCCAGCATCAGCACTAGGATCTACGTTAACCCAAGATAATTCCACACCTCCGGTATCACCAAGACCAGCAAGCAACCAAGGATAGCTGCCACCAGTGCCTCGCATACGAGAATTGCTTTCTGCATCAGCTGCCATCTTAATGTGCCCTAATACGTCAAGTTCAAACGTAAATGCACCGTTGACTAGTTCTGAAGTTGAGCCACCACCGCCCGCATCGTCTGTTCCGTTGGTCCAAAAAGTTCCGTCCCATTTGAGTACCTGTCCTGTTGAAGGAGTTCCTACAACATTAACGTCTAATAGATCGTCGATGTTAACTGCACCACCGCCAGATGGTGTAGCTGGTTGCCAAGTACTACCAGCAGTATCCCATGTAAGCACTTGTCCATTAGTTGGGGCTGTTGCTGAAACGTTTGTTAGATCTTGTAAGCGTAGACTTTCTAGTCCCGCTGCGTACGGTAAGGCTGTCCATGAAAGGGAGCCGTCACCAACTTTGAACTTACCTGTGTCAGTTTCAAACCCAGGCTCACCTGCGCTTAAAGTTGTATCAGCAGAAGTCCATGCACTAGCTGCCCCACGTCTAAATTGAATTTTTACAGTCATGTTAATATATCCTTATGTACTCCAATTCCAAGCCATTGGAATTCTGAATTTAATTGACGTATCTAAACGCCAGGG